TGTTTTACAATATGATGAGACCGATTGGGCATTTTTAAAACGTCTCGCTTCTCGCTTTGGCTCCGTACTTGTGCCAGAGGTAACCGCAGCCTCGCCCAAGGTTTTCTTCGGGATGCCAGAAGGCAAACAGTACAAAGTAGAACGAGATGTATTTTATCGGGTACGGAAAACGTTTCATGAGCTAGACACGGGAAAACCAGGAGAACGTGCCGACTCGCATGTCACCTATATGATTGAAAGCCTGCAATACTATGCGCTGGGTGACCTGATTACGTTATCCATTGGACAAGGCAAAGAGTTGGTCGTCATTCGGGCAGTGACACGGTTAGAGGATGGCTTACTGCGTACCCGTTACGATCTCCAAGCGGAACAGAATATTCGCTATGCGCGGTATGAGAACGATCAGGCCACCGGGATTTCACTGACAGGAACGGTACTCAAGGTACAACAGGATTTCGTACAGCTTCAACTGGACATCGATCCGAAGCAAGATCCTGCCAAAGCGTGCTGGTTTCCTATAGCGACTCGATATGTAGCTGAAGAACACAGTGGCTGGTACGATATGCCTGAAATCGGGGAACAGGTCGAACTGTATCTGCCTACAAATCGCGAACAAGATGCCTATGTGACGGATTCGCTACGACAACAACGCCACGCAAATGGACAACCGAATGTGAAGGTGTGGCAACACGTGCAGGGAAGCGGCGTAGAAATGTCTGAGCATGAATTGACCCTCTCTACCTCGGATGGATTTTCGATTACACTGCACGAGGATACGGGCATCACCATCAACAGTCCGGGAGATGTACAGATTCAGGGTGGTCATGTAAAGCTCGATGCTGGTGAGAAACTATCACTCGAAGCTGGTACGGCGCTATACTTAAAAGGTGGAGCCAGCAGCATGGTGCTCGATGGTGAGACGGATACCAAAGCTCCAGTGATTTATCAGGAAGGTACAGTAAAAGCACCCGTTTTCGTGGCTGACCTCCCTCCTATACCTGAGCCACCATTGATGAGCATAAAAGCCTATGAGGCAGCTCAATCAGCAGCCAAAGATTCATCTAGCAGACAAGCCTCTACCCCTAAAGCCAAAATTACGACTCCAGCTGAGCTTCAGAAGGCTAATGCTTTGATGGGGACAGTATCCAAGCTATTAGGCTCCATTCCGGTGATGGGGAAAGTGGCTAGTGTGATGTTAAATACAGTTGGTGGACCCGCAGGTAAAGTAGCGGCAACTGTTTTGCAAGCAACTGCCTCGATCCCCGTTCGGAGCAAAGGAACACCTACGATTGGAGGAAACAGCAAGGGGAGCGGAGTTCATCCATTGAAATACTTGGCTGGTTTAGCCCTTCAGGGACTGATTAGTCAATATGAGCATGATCAAGCGAGACAAGCCTACTATAGCAAGTGGATTTTAGGTAAAGTGTATACAAGTGCGCGTCATATAGCGCATTCCGGTGGCCCATTGGAGCTGGTGCAGAACCTATTGAAAGAGTCTAACGCCATGGCTCATGCGTATCAGCAGATCCCTGTAGATCTAAGACAACGCTGGAAGGCCAAGCACGATAGCTACATGGCAGCTGAAAAAGCCAAAGTATCCTATAATTTCGATGAGTATGATAAAAAATTTATGGGTACTATGTGGGTTCTCAGTAAAAATGGAGTTACCGATCAGAAAGCAGCTCAAGCCACTCTTGCCTATAACGAAGCTATCAAAAATGGGGAAATCAAATTAAATAACGGATCAGATGAGTTCGATCCTATCCTAGAACAGACAAAAGCCGCTATGGAAGGTTATAATCTGTGGACGGGAGAACCCATACCCAAATGGCAGGCGGCTTCCATTGTATTTGCCGGTATTGCTTATAATTTTCAAGGCATTAGAGGTTCGCGTGGTGTTAAGTTAAATACGAAATTAAAGCTCCCATCTGGAAAATTCAAAATTCCAAAGGCTAAATTAGGAACGGGTAAAACTATACCTTCAAAACCAATTGATCCACCGAAAATTGAGGGGACAGGAAAACCTAAAACGGATTATGATAAACTAAAAGGAAGGCTTAATGAGCGTTACAAAAAATTTGCTAATGATAAGAAACAAAATATACCTCAGACAAGCAAAGATTTGCTACCGAATGAATTAAATCATGGGAAATACGGGAAATTACCTAATGAAACTGGCGATAATATAACAGGTCACCATATGCCGTCTAATAAATACATGCAAGATGAGTTTGGTATTAAGAATAAAGATAGTTATGCTATGTTTTTAGAGCATCCACATCCAGGACAGGGCGGTAGACATAGAAGAACATTTACCTATGGACTAAGTAAAGCAACAAAACCAGAGGATTTTACTTTGTATAAATCTTTGAAGCCACGTGATGTCCTAACATTCGATATTAATGATTTAAGACGGATTCTCAAAGAAGACGGATTGTATAACAAAGCGACTAGAAAGAAGATTCAGGAATATATTGACTACTACAAAAATTATGAGCACAATGGTTCAAAGATCTTCGGGAAACCCAAATAGCGGTTGACCCAAATAGTGGGGAGGTTAATTATATTGAATGAGAAAATTAATATACTATATAAAATGAGATTTATGGAAAATGAGGGAGATAATATAGAAGTATTTGAGGATATTCTGAATGAATTATCCCTTGAAGGGACGAATGATATAATTCCCGATCTCTGTAAAATCTTCGAAGATGAAGTTGCTGAACCGTCAGCTGATGATTATCTTATCGAAACTATATTCTATATTGCAAAACGTAATAACTTAGAAGAGGGCTTGCATAAACTGGCTCTGGGGATTCCCAATATGTTACCACATGCAGAGTTCTGGGCAGAGAGGATTCATCGGACACTTTTAATTTCAAAAGATTTACTCATTTCTTACAGTAACATTTTAAACAAATTAGAAAGCTCAAACAAACAAGCTATTAAAGGAATTTTACTGCTAATTAAGGATGATGATCCAGATTTATATTTAGAAAATTCCAACTTACTTTTGAAAAAATTAAGTTAAATAGAAGAAACCTGGTAACGCTGACCTAGCTCATGCTCGGTAACACAGGAAAATAATCAAGTACTGACTACTGATACAAAAATCTGAATACAAAATATTGTGAGGTAAGGTGATGCACTGCTATGAATCTACCAAAAATCATTTTAGGAATACCCGGTTATTGGAAGACAAGAGATGAATTTGTCAAAGCAATGGCTCGAGATGGAAACGGTTATATATATACAGGGAACTATATCGGAAATCTTAAAGAACCAAAAAAGTTATTTGAAGTCGATATGAGCGAATATAATCCCTATGTTGCAGAAGCTTTCGAAGTAGCTGGAAATGGATCATTTAAAAAGGAGCACATCAATCAATTAAATGAACACAAAAGCATCATTTATCTTTTTGGTGAAGGCGGCTCTATAGAAAAAGTTTTGGATATGATGGAAGTCGCTAGTGCAGTTTTGCACGCAGGAGGAATTGCAGTAAATGTTGAATCTTCTGGAAGAGCGAGTACAAAAGAAGAGTGGATAGAAATAACAAATAGTAGAGACACTGCACAAGTATTTGCTGCATTTATCCAAATGTCTCGTGAAAAAAATACTTTTTACACCACTGGTATGCATAGTTTTGGTTATTCTGATGTAGAAACAACATCTGAAAACATAACAGGCTCGGAAGTGTCCGCAATATTTAGGATATTTTGTTTATACAACATCGTAGAAAAGCCAAAAATCACTGACGGAGAAACATTCAGTACAGATCCAAACTCTCCAATATATTTGTTGAAGCATAAAAAGTGTACAATGTTCGAGGAAGAAGATCCATTCTATAATCCATTCGGAGTATGGAATTTAATTCGAAACCACCGTCCTAAAAATTGAGATTTTTGCTTGATACCTTGATTATCTAAATTTTTTGAATCTATAAAAAAACTCCCCCGTTCTTAAAAGCTTATTTCAACTTCATCCAATGAGTAGGAATAAGTCTTTTATCTGTTCAAGATTAGTAACAAAATAATATAGCCAGCCAATCCCCCATACAAAAACAATAACTTGCCATCCCTCCCCATCAGAGTTAACATACACACACTTCAACCACGGGAGGGAAAATAAGCTATGTCAGATTGGCCTGATTGGTTTCAAGACGCATTACGCCAACGATTTTATCAGTTAGAACTCGCCAGTGAGCAACAAGTTTCATACCCATCAGAGGACAACAATCTATTCACTCAAATGGATCAATTTAAAACCAACCAAACCGAGGATATTCAGCATCTGCTATCCGAATGGGAAGAAACCATAGGCTACCAGTTAAGCCAGGACAAACAGTCCATCTATATGGAAGGAGTTAAAGACGGGATTCGATTGATTCTTCCCGTCATACAACCCACAGATACTCGCTAGCCTTTTAATTCATCTAACAATGTCATATTAATCTTCTATGATTTCATCTATGCTCATTCCACTTTTCAAGGTAAAAACAAAATGCGCTGGTGAGAGAATTGTGATCTTCTCCACCAACGCATTAAATAGGTTATCATCAAATTGTTCCAGTATATCTTGCCGCGAGCTTAGTACCTGAATGATTTCATCGATTCGTTCCTTGATTTTTGCTTTCTGATCCTCTTCCTCCTCTAATATCAGCATCTGTTGTCGTAGCTTGTTTAGCTCGCTGGAAAGCCTGTTCGTTTCTTCATCATATACGCTCTCATCTATCTGATTCCGCAGCTTGAGATTCACTAATTCCTTCAAGTCGGATTTCAATTGCTGCATCTGTCCTTCGATGTTCAATAGTGTTTCTTGCCCTACTTTTCTGGAAAGTACCGATTCAATATTGGCTTTCAGCGTTTTAATGAATCCTTTCTTATTCTTATACATCCGGTTGAACAATCGTACAAATGCAGAATGTAAAACTTGCTCATCAACCGATTTGGCATCACATGCTGCCCTACCTTCATTGACATACGTTTTGCATTGCCATACCACTTTTTTGGATGGATTATTGCTGTTCCAGGTTCGGCGTTTAAAAATGGCCCCACAGCATCCACAATATACTTTGCTACTGAGTGCATATTTACTGGAGTATCTTTTACTCTCCCCCATCACGCTCCCTTTCAGCTTGGCTCTCCGTTCCTTTTCCTTTTGTACCGCTTCAAATAGTTCCTTGGATACAATCGGTTCATGGTTGTCCTCTATAAAATATTGCTGCTCCTGTCCTTTATTTCTTATTCGTTTGTGGGTTAGAAAATCTACCGTTACCGTCTTTTGCTGAAGCAAAGCTCCGTAATATTTCTCATTGGTCAGAATTAAGGTAATGGAGGAATCCCACCAAGTATCCCCACCCGTGACTGTTTTAATGTGATCTCGCATCAATCCTCTAGCTATCGCCTGATAGCTTTTCCCATCCAAATATTCCTCGTATATACGCCGCACAATCTCGGCTTCCTTCTCATTAATGACCAGTTCACCATGTTCATCCTTATCATAGCCGAGAAAGCGGTTCGTGTTGCAGAAGACTTTGCCGTTTTGGAAGCCACGTAGTATTCCCCACCGGCTGTTTTCAGAAATGTTTCGACTCTCGTCTTGGGCAAGGGAACTCAGGATGGTCAGCAATACTTCACCTGTGGTATCCAGTGTATTAATATTCTCCCGTTCAAAGAATACAGCCACTCCAAGACTTTTAAGTTCCCGTACATATTTCAATAAATCCAGTGTATTCCTAGCAAATCTCGAAATCGACTTGACCAGAATCAGATCCAGTTTACCGTTTCGAGCATCCTGTATCATCCGATTAAAATGCGTTCTATTTTTGGTGTTGGTTCCACTAATGCCTTCATCTGCGTAAATATCAGCCATTTCCCATTCCAAGTTGTTTTGAATGTATTGGGTATAATAATTGACCTGATTCGTATAGCTCTCCTTTTGCTCCTCAGAATCGGTACTGACCCGACAATAGGCAGCGACTTTCTTTTTCTGAATAGATTGAATTCCCTCTACGATGTCCATCGTTTTAATGGGAACGATCACGACTTTTTTTGCGGTTGCGGCTTGGGCCATAGGTGTTTCTCCCTTCGATATCTTCTTTATACGGTCACATGTTATAATGAAGTGCGGTACATCATCAAGTCCATTTCTGCCCATGTGATAGCTATTTGAAAAACTTTTTATTCAGCTCATCAATCGCTATAAATTCTTTTTCTGTAATGACATTTTGTGATCTCAATTGCTTCAATAGGCTCAGACTGAGCAAGTAGTCGATGGATTTTCGTTGCATATGTATGTGCTCCTTTGAAATAAAAATGGCTCACCACGAAGGCAAGCCAATAGCTATAAAGCTTAGAATAAATTCTTAAGGCTAATGGTCTTTTCTATGGTAATACTAGGATCACTTACAAAGGTGGCTGTCAGTACTAGGGCTTTATTGTTCGCTCCACTACTGCTTCCAGCTTTCACTGTCACGCTATTTCCTGTACTGGCTGTCACGCTACCAATGATCGGAGTCGAATCATCTTGGTTTCGTAGACTCCACTCCACAGACTGGCCAAACACTTCCACTCCATGATCATAAATATGGCTGACGTATGAGGCACTTTGGCCTGTTTTTAGAACTGCATTGCCAGTAATGGCTATCGAATAGATATGCGTTCCTGTTTCGACGACTCTCATTTCAATGGTGCTCAACACTGTCGGATGATACGTTAGTTTTGCAGTAATACTTGCTTGTCCCAAAACGATGCCCATAACCTGTCCATGCTGGTCTACGCTAATTACACTCGGATCACTGGATGTATAGGTAATCGTCGGATTGGCTATCTCATTCCCATTATCCGTAGCAGTCACATTCAACGGTATTGTTTCGTTTAGAGGTACATTGGCCATCGTTCCCTGATGAATATGTAATGCATATGTATGAGCAATCTCGTACTTCCATCTATCTGCAATGTTATTTTCCACGTCATCATAAGCTGTATTTATGCTATCCAATGTGCAGCTTAACTGGATGATGCCATTTAGGATACGATCCATTCCAACTATTTTAAACGACTGATGAGTGATGTAGAATCGTTGGTTCAATGCGATGTTTCGCGTGTCTGCATTGTCTTGTAGTCTAACTATAATATTTCCCTCTGGCATGGAGATAACTTTACCTGTTTCCGTTGAAAACGTTCTGGCTTCTACCACAGCATCAAACCATTTCACCTCTCCATTCCAGTTTATAGCTAGTCGTTGATTACACTTTTTCATCCTACCCCGACACGACTGTTCATTTTGGTCCACCTGACTGGTAATTAAATATCGTTCATCACGATAATCAACGCTATCTCCTGTATGTAAGGGTGTTGCTGCTCGAATAATTTTTTCATCGGTCATTTGAAAGGTATTTGTAGCATCCTGAATTAGAGCAAGCTGTCGCATACCATTGATATGTACAAGCTCTCCCTTCTCTCGTAGAAAGAAATCCAGCATGGGTTCTAAGCTCCGTGTCACTCCTTCACCTCCATTGCAAAATGCTGCTTACAGCGATACAGATACAACTCCATATAATCGCTCCATTCTTTCTTATCCAAAATAATAAAAATATCCTTGCCAATTCGAACATAGCCGTTTAATTGGAATAAAGATTCCAATGGACAGAAGGCTCGATATGTCGTCTCCAGTATGTAACCATCTTCAAATGAAAAGCTTTTGCGATAAGGTTGTACATCTGCCATCACTGACAGAACAGGTGTGAAATTGGCATTATCCAAAATTTCCAGCTTCGTATCATAGAACATTAATCTGTTCCGACCTTGACTTTAGGTAGAGGAAGAGCCAGTCGAATACTTTCAGGAATGCCTGTTTCATAGGTGGCTGAGCGTTCACCTTCTTGCTTATGTGTTAAGCCAACCGAATCCTTATTTTTATAGAGATACACCGCATAATCGACCATAACATCATCATATTCCACTGGTAGTGTTGAAACATTACAATAGCCATAAATGTTACTCCTCGCTTTATTCAAATAATGGATCAGGATATCATCCTTAGATATGTCTGTTGGTTCCATGCCTAATAATCGTTTAAGTAAAATCAATGAATCACTCATGTGCTGGTTCCTGTTCCTCCTTTACCTGTTCCTTCTCGGTACGCTTCATGCTCTTGGTAGCTTGTACTTTCGTTTGAGCTGCTTCTTGCTTAGTCTCATCTGGTTGCGGTTCCTCTACTTGCTCATAATGCCCACTAGCCTGTAACCGCAGCATTAACTCCTGATCTGTGACTTCCCATGTGCAGCCTGTTTCCTGATTCAAAAACCACATCTTATCACCCTCCAAAATTAAAAATAAGGGCATCCAAAACGGATACCCCAAACGTGTTTCTTCTATTATAATGTGTTCTCATATCATCCACTTTCAATTATTACTTATTGGCTGTGAGTACAGCGAGAGCTTCCGGCTTGATACATTTAGCACCGAATACCTGCAATCCTTTCACTGCATCTGAAAATTGTTTCTCTGGTCTGAATGCTTCTACCGAATCCACTTGCCCAGCAAACGAAATCGCACTCTTATGACCTGCGATGATTTTATACTTGGCTCCTCCGGTATTTGGCACATTGTTGGATTTATATACCGTCATGCCATCAATATCTCCCACATAGCCTGTGCGGATGATATTTGGGTCTTTGGTGAAACGAGCATCCTTCAAAAGCAAGCCATAGTACCATGCAGGAACTACTACAAATCGTTCGCTTTCCGGTACATTATTTTCGTCCAGCAATACACCCAAATCAATCAGCAAATCATAGGCTGTATCTTTTGTAGGAATTATCGGCGTTGCATCGTTACCCATCGTATTCTCAGCTTTTACCTCTGTGTAAAATCCAGCAAGATACTGATCCACTACATTGGCCAGTCCATAGGAGGCTTCCACGATTCCACCATCTAGTAGATTTACATTCGCTTGAGCGGCATCGACATCATCCACTTGAAAATTGAAATACTTCGCCTGATCGATCACCAGCGTCTTTTGCGTAGCATCCAGTTCCTGTGGATTCCCGATTCCTGCAACTTTGTCATAGTTGCCAATCGTTATTGCCCCAATCGAATTTATTTTCACGGTGGAACCTTGACCTTGAATCTCACCTTCATAATCAGTGTTAACTACATTACCATACACCAAATTCTTTTTCAGACTTTCATTTAAACGTGCGCTCCAAATGGTAGGAATAAAATTCTGCACTGTCATATTCTAATCACCCTGTCCTTTTCTATTTGATTATTGTTTGTTTTGTAATGCTTGCTTGACTTGATCCCAATGCTGATTAATCTCGTTGGGGGACATTCCTTTAATTGAATCCAATGTAAATGTGCTACTCGTTGAACTAGCTGGGGGTGTATACCCATCCCCTTTGAGTCGTTGCTCCACTTGCTGTTGGATAGCCAGTTGCAGCGCTTGTTCCAGCGTAGCCAAGTTGGCTGTCGTCGCTTCTTCATCTGCACCAATAAAATAATCCACTAACGGGAGTGGAAGTTTCTTTTCGGATGCAATTTTGATCGCTTGGCTGGTTAACCGTTCACGTTGCTTCTCTAGCTTCATATTTTCCACTTCGGCTCGTAGCTTCTCGACCTCAATTTCTTTCTCATCCTTAGCAGGAAATCGCTTCTTAATCTCCGTATCCAGTAAATTCTCCAGATGATTGGCTTTCCATGTTTCCAGCGATTTAGCGGATCGTTTGTCCACCGTGCTATCGAACCAACTTTTTGCTTGCTGATTAGATTGAATGAATTTTTCTATCCCTTCTACGCTATACGGATTCAAACCCTGAAGATACGTTTGCCATTCCTCATTCGTTTGGTTTTCTTCAATCAACTGCTTCATTTGTTCTAGATTCATTTTCGTTAATCTCCTTTATTGCCCATCCGACTCCTGAGAACCGAACACGCTTATGTATGTATTGAATTGAGCCGTTTAATGTCATGCTCAGGACAGGGATGTTACGCTTTAGAAATCACAAAAACGAGGAAAAGGTACAAACATACCAACTCCCCACTTTTGCCTGTTTTTCAACCTTTGTTTATGCGTATTTTGGATAGCCTAAAGCGTTACATCCACCCTCTTGCTTGCCTAAACCTCAGAAACATATATGTATGGTGAAACTGTATCTATTGAATATCATGTTCAAGACAATCATTTAACGCATTAGAAAACGCAAAAGTGACGAAAAGGTACAAGCATACCAACTCCTCATTTTCGCCTATTTTTAACCCTTTGTTTATAGGGCTTTTCCCACCTCTAAAGTGTTACATCGAGCCGTCTTTTTGTCTGAACTTCCGAACACGTATCCTGATACTTTCTTTTCTCTCCCTACCTCTACACTTGTCACAATATTTCTGCCGATTCGAATTTGCCGAAAATGTTCCTCCACAGCGTGTACAGTTCACCCTCGGCTTAGCTGTCTTAGGCTCAGTCTCTACATTACGTTCAGACTTATATTCTCGCTCCAGCTTCTCGTCTATTGGCAGCACTCCATTTTCAAAATATGCACAACGGGGAAGAGAATCATCTTGAGCGAAAAATACACATGGGCTATCTTGTAAACAGCAATAGTTTGGGGTACTGTGCTTCGCTCCGAGATAGCATGCACAATTATTCTTCACCAGCCGCTTGAACCTATTTTTATTCTGCATTCAATTTCTCCTTACTCACATCTGTTAATCGTTGCTGCTCCCCATGAAATTTATTGAATTCCAGCTTCGGATTCTCGATAAATGGTAGCAATGTAAGCAACGTTTCCTGAGATACGACTTGCTGCAATTTAACGATCACATCAGCCATCCCAACCAAATCTGTCGGCAAGTTACGAGTAAACTTCACTGCGATATCACGGTAATCATATTGCACGCCTTCTTTAATGTGCAGGAACGTGAAGAAATTCCGTAATCGCTGCTTGATTGCCTTCTCCATTAATGCTTCACGCATTGCCACTCGATTCTCCAAATTCAGCAGCTTATTTCGCAGCGCCAAGGAGGAGGTATTGCTGGCCCAGTTTTCATTAAAGTTAACCTGATCCATCATGTCGAAAATTTTGCGTTCAATGTTATCCAACTCATTTTTCACAAAAGAATCATTAATCTCCTTCGTAAGCCAACTTACCTTTCCCCCAGCCGGGACCTGAATAATGCCCATCTTCTTCATATTTAGCAATTCCTCGGCTTCCAGCTTGGCATTTTCAATCACCAGATAGGCATTGCGATGATCTGCAATTTCATTGACCAAATCGGAATTCAATGCGTTATAGGCATCGAACAAAGAAATCACATCATGGAAGCCACTTTTTCTCTCCGTATTGGCTAGACAGGAGATGAGTGGTACTCTTCCAAAGATGTGATTATGTTTTCCGATATATTTCAGTTCGGGTGATTGGTTTTGTCTCATTTGAATGGGTTTGTCATCACTGCCGATTGTATAGTGTAGGATTTCATGATCGGTATACACGTCCAAATATACTTGTTTATCAAACCGTCTCGTAAATTTATGTAGGCCAAGCAATACGTTTCTTTCTGCTGTTCCGTCCTCCAACACATAGGCATTCAAAGGAGATAGCACCGTGGCTGAAAACTGGCCATCCGAGTCGATATAGTTCAATTCAAAACTCTCACCGAATATTTCGGATTGTTTCCGAAGCTGTAAATTATGCTCCTTATCCCAATGACTCATATTTACATCTATGTTATGTATGGCTTCATCCTGATCTGACTTGGACACATAGTTTACTGGCTTACCGAGCAGATAGCCAACTTCATTATCCACGAACTTACGTGGGAAATTGAAAATGAGCTTTTGATTGCTTCGGCTTTCTTGCATCGCATAGTTCTTGAGAATAGCATGCTGACCATTATAGTAATCTGCATATTTCTGTTTAACTAATGTAATCGAGTGGAGTTCATTTAGACACTCTAATACGATTTGTTCCGTAATTTGCAAATACATGCTTCCTTTCAAAATAGGTTAAGTAATTGTTGCTTGAATAAAGAAAAGAACCACCTTTACTGGGTAGTTCCTTGTTGAATTAACGTGTCCCCGTTAGTTGAATTTCCTTTCACCGTTGATACTCTGCTTAAGTGAAGTATGGGAAGTGATCGCGCATAAAATGAGTTAACGCATCCTTCAAATTTCTATGCTGTTTCTTATATTGGAACAAGATGGCCAAGGTAAGCACAGTTTTATAGTCCTCGATAGTAATAGTCCAGAACGGTGGTTCCTCAGGGTTATAACTAAATTCACTAACGATGCCATATGCTACACCTAGCTTGTCAATCCTCTCGTGTAGGATCTGATAGATCTCACCACTCAATTGATGAATATCACTCTGTTCCAGAGCCTTCTCCTCATTCCAGCCGTCCATAGAATATTAACCTCCTTACATACCCGTGATTAAGCCAAACGGGGACTATAACAAGCATCTATTGGCATCGATATACTATTACAAGCTCGTCAACTATCGTTTCCAATTAGTGTAATAAGAAAAAATCACTTTATACAACTGTATTACTTATAACCTTTAGAAAACCGTTCTTTTCAGCGGTATAAATTAACTCTTCAATGGATCGATTTGCGGTATCGCTAAATAAGTACCACTCATCTTTAGATACGTCATGAATCAAAATCTCTGGGTATCCTGTTAAAGGTTCAGATGGAAAAGAACGAAATAAAGAATAAACATCAAAACGAACTAAGCTGTTCCCTTTTGGGTCTAGAAAATCATATTGTGCATTTTTATAATAGGACCCAAGTGTGTCACTAGTACCTCTCCAAGAGTAGTCTGCAGGTGCTTCGACCTTTTTACCTTTGTTTTTTACAAAAATATTATAGATCGTTTTGTTATATGCATTTCCATTAATCTGCTGAACTACGCCGCCCAAAGTCATATGGTATTCATGTTGTAATGCTTTTACTTGTACACCATCTATAAACAATGGCTCAGTATTAACAGCTACTGCAAAGTTGCTGTAATTGACATTGCATCCAAACGTCTCTGCAATAAAACGAAGTGGAACAAATATGCGCTTATTTTTCATGTATGGTTTTACATCAAGCAGCATCTTTTTACCGTTCTTCTCCGCTGTACTACTGTTCAGTGTTAACATTACTTTCATATCGCTTTTAGTGAGAATAACCTTTGAATTGGACCATTCGACCCTAGCTCCCAAATTTTCACTAATGACACGTAGAGGTATCATTGTACGTTTGTTCTTAATTTCGGGCTTCACATCGGATGCAATAGCAACACCATCAACTTTGATTTGACTTTCTGCTGCATAAGTAGTTGACGATGAAATAAATAAAAAGATTACAAGAAAAAACCCAAAGAATGCTTTTTTCATAAATGATAGCTCCCTTTTTGGTTAAATTTGTTGCACAGTAACTCCCCTCCATATTAAGACGCTATTGGATAAAATTTGTTGCGTTTTCCTACTCGTTAGCTTACCGAGGTCGGATCAAAATAATGAATGAATATCTAGCAGAAGCTTCAAAATAACAAGCTGCGATCATAAAATTTTAGACTCTTGACCGACTGAATCAATTGGACAGCCCCATATAAACTGTCTGGCGCGTCATCATATGTACAATTGCGATTGTAGTCCTTCACCTGATGATTGTATCTGAGGTTATCTGCATTGAACAGAATATGTCCCTTCTTGATTTCCGGTTCCAAGCTAATAATACGTTCATGCTTCTGCCCTTTTGAATGCACACTTTCTACAGGTGTATGTATCTTCGCTTTCCATAACTCTTCTTCAAATTTCTGCTTCATATAGCTTTGTGCTTGATTCACTTCAAAACCCAGTTTATCTACAGGGTAAAGCTTCAATTTTTCAATAGCTACTTGAAATAAATCATCCGGCAGCAGTTTATAAATATTTCCATCCACCACATACATTTGCTTTGTCTTCCGATGGTGACCAATAATTGAAATAGCCGAATAGTCGTTTTTCTTCCCGGCTTTGATGGCTGGATCAATGTACATGGCAAGTTCCATCTCTTCAAATTCAGGCAACCTGTCCCAGTACATGAGATTCTGAAATATGTATTCGTCTGTTGAACGTGGATCGTTTTGTAATTCTTTATAGAAACTCTTTTCGCCCATCGCTTGCTTCTTGCACATCAAATAATAGTAGTCCAAGTACTCGCTCCATAGGATTTCCGTTCCCTTTAGCATTTCCTCCTCATTCGCCATAAAAAAAGACAAAGCCGTATTGATCCTATCCTCGTCTTGGAGATTATTATATTGTCGCTCCCACTCTGACCATAAATCATCTCGTTCTGAAAACTGAAGCACGGCTGCTTTACGAACACTTCGCACACCAGGGATTTTACCCTTGAGCAGATCGGCCATAATATCCTCTTCGTTCAAAATCGTTCCACAGATCAGAAAATTCGTATCCCTTGTGCCAATAGGCAGAATGACATCCGTAAACGTATTTTTAATTTGTTCTCGTTTGGCTTCGGATCGTGCGGTATCTTCCTTGAGCAAATCATCCATTAGAACCAAGGTAGGACGATGATGCTTATAGTGAATACCTCTCAAGCTACCATCTATGCCACGAATCATAATACAGGAATCCAGTCCACCTCTACTCTTCAGCCATATTTCATTGTTGTTCCAGCGACTACCTTTACGAATACCGAAATCCTCAATCAGCATCTGATTTGTTTCTAGCTCATCTTTGATCATGTCCAAGAAGGGC